GATTGCGGAGTAACCGCCGTTGTCGTGCTAGTTCTTTGGTGCGTCTGTTGTAGCGTGCTTTGCGCTGTCGTCGCCGTCTCGCTCGTGGATCTGTCCAGCGCTGGTGTAGGTAACAAAGGCCAGCCCAAACTGGCACAAAGCTAAACAATACAAGTATGTCTATAAGTGTAGGGTTCATTAGAAACACTCCTCTTCTTCGATTACAAAGGTAACAAAAGCCCTGTATCCGTAGTTGTCAGTATCTAGGACAAACTCCGCGTTCGGTACGGGGCAGCTCTTCAGCCACTCTTCAAAGCTGTCATCGTTGAATGTGATGGGATCTTCGTTGTTCATGCTGCTGCCTCCTTAGCTGTACTGTAGCTGTTCTTGGTAATGTTCATCTACCAGATCCAGAATCGTGTCAGCTTCCCATGTTGCGCCGTCTGGTGTCTTCTCTGGCAGCTCTCTCAATATCTCGTAAACAGCTTGAGACTTTGTGCAAACCATGTAGACGGCTAGTTCAACTTTGTTCTTTAACAGGTTGTAAAAGTCTTCATCGTTGTTTAGCCATAGTGCTGTTTGCCAATGGTCGTATGTTTCGTATCCGTTGAAGGTTTCGTTGTTCATCGTCATTTCTCCTCAGTATCCTAACCATTCAAGAATTTCGTTTGAGTAGTAAACCTTTTTAGATCCTACTTCTTCAACAAAGTCAGCCCAGTCTATGCCATGCGCTAACACCTCCGCCTTGGCTTCTCTCAGTGAGACTGGATGGCCTTCCATTGCTTCGTCATGTGTCATTATCGAATCTCCCTTATCATGTCAACGGCTGCTTGTCTTAGCGGTGAAACAACCCCTTTAACTAACCCGCCGTTAGGATCAATAACATTTATCTCGTCAGCTAGTAAAAACACAGCGTGATCAAGCATCCTTTCGTGCCTGTTAGCGATGCGTTGAAACTCGATAGGGTCGTCCTTAACTACCGCCATCAGCGCGTTTGTCCGCGCAACGCTACGAGCCTTTAACGTAGCTTCAAGTCTATCTAAAATGTTCTTTTGTTCTTCGTTCATTTTACTGTCTCCTGCTTAATGAGTGCTTTCGTTAATGTTCGCACGTCTTCGGTTAACATATCAACACGTCGAAACAGCTCTTGGTTTAACTGCTCTTGCGCGTCTAGTCTGTTTTTTAACTTCCCAATCTCTGCTTTGATCTGTCCTTCTGTCATTGTTTAACCCTCTACCTTGTAAACTGTACGAATGCGACGACGTGCCGCTGTGTCTGCTGTCCAGTCATGCAACAAGCCGTCACGAATGCACAACGCGTGGCCTCTGACTGTCACATAGTACGTACCTTGCGCCATTACTTTTGCAAACCGTCCGATAGTCATTCCGTAAAAAGCCCTGTCGGATAACTCACGAATGCTTTTGCCTTCTGCGTGAACAGCGTCCGTTATAGCGGGAAACCAATCAGCATGGCGCATACCACAGCGTTGTTTTCTGCCGTATCTTTTCATGTGTCTGTGAGCTTTACCGTATGACCAATCAAGCGACAACGCAAGCGCCGCAACTGTACAAAAGTTTTTATCTTTGTAACGTTCGATTGCAACCTTTGCCAGATCTTCAAAATTCTGTCTCATTGTCAAACCCTCGTTAGTGAATCAGTGAAGGATACTCAGCGAATACCCTTCAGTGATTCACCCTCTGCCGTAGCTTTAACGTTGCGCGTTGTTGTTGCTCCGGATTGTCTGCCCATTGCTGACACGCTGTGACTCGCTACGGTTTGGGTGAGTCGGTCTGCTTCCGTGTGTTTGGGTGTTTGTCGTAGTTCGTTTACGAGCCTTCGGATACCCTCCAGCTACATACGCCCACGCTACAACTACTTACCCTCTGCGAGGCCCATCGTTAAAAACCCACTGATGGCGTGGTCGGTCTCTTACTTTCATAAGTCTCCACCAGCTCTCACGAGGTATCCCGCGAGGTGGCTTTGATGCCAGTTAGTTCTGATAGGGTTGCGCCTAGCGGGATTGTGGCTCCCCGTCGCCATGTCAATAACTTTAGGTGAAGGCTTTGGGAATGTCTAATATTAGTTTTGAATATTGTTTTCAAAAACCATTCACGAGATGAATAACGCTATCGGTCAAGTATGTATAAAGGAACGCGCACGCGTCTAACATGGTAACGATATAGATGCAATACTGTTAATGCGTACAGTGTCTAGGTTGTCCTGTAGTGGTCCTACCTAGACTCTCACACTCCCCCTTGTCAGTTCTATTATGGAACTGAGTAGGTTCTATTTTGGTACTTAGTAGGTTCTATTATGGAACTGCTGTGGATAAGTCTGTGGATAACTCTGTTGAAAAGCTGTGGATAACTGGGGCGGGGAGGGGGAGATGCTGACAACTTTTCTGTATGTTGCTACCCAGACACAAAAAAGAGTCAAATTAGACCCTAAAATAACCCCTAGTTATCTAACAAGAAACAATATATAAATCAATAACATAAGCAGCTCAGAATCTGGACCGTGCTGGTACAGTTTAAAGGACGTTGTCAAGTCTTTTATAAATATATTATTTTTTTTTCAACAAAGGTATTGCTTTTTGTTCGTTTTTATGATATACTATTAGTATAGACTTAGAAATTACTCTTTAAAGATTCTTTACCGCGCCGTATAAGATAAATTATTATAAGATAATTATTAAATGTATAACTTATAAGGCTTACAAGAATCTTATAAGAGTCTTTAAAGAGGGCTTTTATGACTGATAACGCAGTTCCTCCTAAAAGGAAACGTGGAAGACCACGTAAAACTGAAGTTTCGTCTGTTAAAAAAGGTAGTCGCAACGCTGTTGGTCGCCCGAAGGGTGACGCTGCTGTCATAAACGAATACAAAGCACGTATGTTAGCATCACCTAAGTCCAGAAAGGTGCTAGATACTATCTTTGATGCGGCGTTAGACCATGATCATAAGAATCAAGCGGCAGCGTGGAAGCTTGTTATGGACAGAATCCTGCCCGTTGCAGCGTTTGAGAAAGATGTTGTTAAGGACGGTGGTAGAAGTGCCATTCAGATTAACATTAGTGGTGTTGGTGCGGTAGATGTTGAACAACCTACAGTCATAGAAGGCGAGGTAGTTAATACAGATGAGTCTTAAACACTTTACACGTGAAGAATTTGACTGTCAAGTCTCCGGTACTAATAACATGGAGCAAGACTTTCTAGAAAAGTTAGACGAGTTGCGGGCGTACTGCGGTTTTCCCTTCGTTATAACAAGTGGGTATCGCCATCCTACGATGCACCCCATAGAAAAAAAGAAGGATGTACCCGGCACACATGCCCAAGGGATCGCGGCAGACATAAAAATAACAAATGCCGCTGATCGCTACACTATTGTGTTTAACGCAGTAAAACTAGGCTTTACAGGTATAGGTATAGAGGACGGTTTTGTACATGTGGACACTAGGGGTACGACTCCAGTGATTTGGTTGTACTAATGCTATATACTAAAAACAAAAACTTAGCGGACACCAGTACGCAAACAATTGTAACTATTCCTAATGGGTACGTTGCACACTGGAACATGGCATTTGTAGCTAACCTAGATAACTCTACTAACAGTGTTACGTTGTTTGTAGACAAGCCTAGTCCAATAGAAGATATATATATTTATAACGGCACTAATATATCGTCAAAAGAAAACCTATTGATTGACGGTAATGCAGTGTTTGTTTTACAGCCGGGGGACATTATTAAAGCATCTAGTGGTAGTGCAGGGAACGTAGAAGTAGTAGTTACGTTTGATTTGTTAGAAGCACCAGCAGTGTTTAATAATTTTAATGGATCTTAATATAGAACTACTGCCTTGGCAGCAAGATGTTTGGGCAGACGAAACACGGTTTAAAATAGTAGCTGCTGGGCGACGTACAGGTAAGTCTAGGTTAGCAGCATGGATGTTAATTGTTAACGCACTACAGGCGGACAGAGGCCATGTATTTTACGTCGCACCTACTCAAGGACAAGCCAGAGACATTATGTGGCAAACCCTCCTCGAACTGGGGAATCCTGTTATTGCTGGTAGTCACATTAATAATTTGCAAATCAAGCTGGTCAACGGAGCTACCATCAGCCTCAAAGGTGCTGACAGACCAGAGACAATGCGAGGTGTCTCACTCAAGTTTTTAGTGCTGGATGAGTACGCAGACATGAAGCCTGATGTATTCGAGCAGATCCTGAGACCTGCATTGGCTGACCAAAAGGGCTGTGCGATGTTCATTGGTACACCGATGGGCCGCAACCATTTCTATGAACTATACAAATATGCAGAGTTAGATGATGATCCGACTTACAAGGCTTGGCACTTTACTTCTTACGATAATCCTATTCTTGACCCGGCTGAAATTGATATTGCAAAGCGCTCTATGTCTTCTTATGCGTTTCGTCAGGAATTTATGGCGTCGTTTGAAGCCCGTGGTTCAGAGATGTTTAAGGAAGACTGGGTACGCTTTAGTCAGGATGAGCCGGAAATAGGTGATTACTACATTGCAGTTGACTTGGCGGGATTTGAAGAAGTTAACAAGAAGAGAACTAAGAACACCAAACTTGACGACACAGCGATTGCCGTGGTTAAGGTCAGCGAGCATGGTTGGTTTGTTGACAATATCATACATGGCAGATGGTCACTTGACGAAACAGCAGCTAAGATATTTCAGGCCGTTAGAGATTATCGTCCCGTGTCGGTGGGAATCGAAAGAGGTATTGCAAAGCAAGCCGTTATGTCGCCTCTGATGGACCTACAGAAACGTTACGGAAACTTCTTTAGAGTTGAAGAGTTAACACACGGTAACAAGAAGAAGACCGACAGGGTAATGTGGGCGTTGCAGGGACGCTTTGAAAATGGGTACATTACTCTGAACAAGGGAGAGTGGAATAGTCGTTTTCTAGACCAGCTCTTTCAGTTTCCTGACCCTTTGACCCATGATGACTTGGTGGACGCACTAGCGTACATTGACCAATTGGCTAACGTAGCGTATGACTATGACTACGAAATAGAAGACCATGATATTTTAGACGTGGTAGCAGGATACTAATATGGCAGAATTTTACGAACAAGATCCACTTTTAGTTGAAGAAACGATTGAAGACTGGGTCATAACCAAATGTGAGGACTGGCGTGACTATTACGAGTCAAATTATGAAGGAAGGTTTGAAGAGTATTATAGACTCTGGCGTGGTATATGGGATCCTGCAGACAGTGACCGTAAGTCTGAGCGTTCCCGTATTATTTCTCCTGCACTTCAGCAAGCTGTCGAGTCTAATGTTGCTGAGTTAGAAGAAGCTACGTTTGGTCGTGGTAAGTGGTTTGATGTTAGTGACAACTTAGGTGATACGCAAAAGGAAGATGTACTATTCCTGCGTAACAAACTAACTGAAGACTTTGAAAACTGCATGGTACGTAAGTCTGTTGCAGAGTGTCTTATCAATGCTGCTGTATTTGGTACAGGTGTTGGTGAGATTGTTATTGAAGAAATGAAAGAGATGACGCCCGGTACGCAACCTGTTATGGGTGGTGATTTGCAAGCAGTAGGTGTAAATGTTACTGACCGTGTTGTTGTTAAGCTTAAGCCTGTACTACCTCAGAACTTCCTGATTGATCCTGTAGCTACGTCTGTAGATGACGCTATGGGTGTGGCTGTAGATGAGTTTGTAAGCAAGCACCATGTAGAACTGTTACAAGAACAAGGTGTTTATCGTGACGTGTATGTTGGTTCTGCTGCTCCTGACACTGACCTTGAGCCTGACCAAGACATAACAATTTACAACGATGACAAGGTTCGTCTTACTAAGTACTATGGTCTAGTGCCACGAGAGCTTCTAGAATCCGCTCTGAGCGACGATGACGAAGAAGAGGTAGAAGGAGAAGGGGAAGAAGGTTCACGTTACGTAGAGGCCGTTGTAATCATTGCTAACGGTGGTATTTTACTTAAGGCAGAAGCTAATCCTTACATGATGGAAGACCGTCCTATTGTTGCGTTTCCTTGGGACGTAGTACCCGGACGCTTCTGGGGTCGTGGTGTATGTGAAAAAGGTTACAATTCACAAAAAGCACTTGACACTGAACTACGCGCTAGAATCGACGCTCTAAGCCTGACTATTCACCCCATGATGGCTATTGATGCTACTCGTCTACCACGTGGTGCAAAGCCAGAAGTACGGCCCGGTAAGATGATCCTAACCAACGGAGACCCACGTGAAGTACTTCAACCGTTCAACTTTGGTCAAGTTAGTCAAATCACTTTTGCTCAGGCAGGAGCCTTGCAGCAGATGGTACAACAAGCAACAGGAGCCGTTGACTCAGCAGGAATCGCAGGCTCTGTTAATGGCGAGAGTACTGCCGCTGGGATTAGTATGTCTCTTGGCGCTATTATTAAACGTCATAAACGCACACTGATTAACTTCCAACAGTCTTTCTT